ATGCGTGATTTAAATATAGCATACGGCAACAGCCGACAGGCAAAGACCTGGGTCAATAAAACCATCGACTTTGATGAATTAAAGGAACGCTTGAAAGTTACCATCCGTACCCCGGAGTCAGCGGAAGAATACGCCAAGATGAATAAGGCACAGCGTGATCTGGCAAAAGACCACGGTGGGTTTGTAGGCGGTGTCCTTAAGGGCGGCCGCAGAAAAATCGACACCGTGGAGTCACGCTCCATGCTTTCCCTGGACGGTGACCGCATTACAACGGAGTTCCTTGAAAACTATGAAACTGCATTCCCTTATACTTCCGTGCTTTATACCACGCACAGCAGTACAGAGGAAAATCCAAGGGCAAGAATCGTCTGCCCTCTGACCCGTGATGTAACACCGGAAGAGTTTGTTGCCGTATCCCGTTATGTGGCGGATATGCTGGGCATCGACTATTTTGACGAGTGTTCCTATCTTCCCAATCAGTTAATGTACTGGCCGTCCACTCCGCAGAACGGTGTATTTGCATATAAGGAAACAAACGGCGGTTGGCTTGACCCCGATGCAATCTTAAATGCCCATCCAGAATGGACTGACCCGACAAGACTGCCTACCTCCTCAAGGGAAAGTAAGGCAAACAGTGTCACGCAGCAGAAGGTGCAGGACCCGCTTTCCAAGGAAAGTGTGGTGGGTCTTTTCAACCGTGTCTACCATCCGATTTCCAAGGCTCTGGAGATTTTCCTCTCCGATGTATATGAGCCGACTGACAATGAGAGCCGTTGGCATTTCATCCAGTCAAGCAGTATGGCGGGCGTGGAAATCAAAGAGGATAAGTTTGTCTACAGCCACCATGCCAAAGACCCCGCATATCTGAAACTGTGCAATGCCTTTGACATTGTCCGTATCCATAAGTTCGGTGATGCCGATGATAAAAAATCCTTTAACGCTATGTGCGAGTTTGCCATGCAGCAGGACGAAGTAAAACTCCTTGCTGCCAATGAACGCCTTGCACAGGCGAATGTGGAATTTTCCATTGACGGTGATGAGGACTGGAAGAAGAAACTCCGCTATCAGCCGAGGTCGAGCCTGTTGGAGAACAGCGTATACAATCTGAACCTCATTCTGAATAATGACCCTGATTTCCAGAACTTTGCTTTCAACGAGATGGCAAACCGTATTCAGATAACGGGTTCACTCCCTTGGGAGCGTCCTGCGGGAAATGCATTCTGGCGTGATGCGGATACGGCACAGCTTAAGTCCATCATCGATATCCGCTATCTACCGTTTTCCAGCCGTAATCACGATGTTGCTTTTACCAAGGTTGCCGATGACCGACATTTCCACCCTGTCCGTGATTATCTTGATAGTCTGCCGGAGTGGGATGGCGTAAAGCGTGTGGAAGACCTTTTTATCAAATATCTGCAGGCGGATGATACGGAATATGTACGCACGGTTACAAGAAAAACCTTTGCAGCCGCCGTTGCCCGTATCTATGTTCCGGGCATCAAATTTGATTGTGTTCCCGTGCTTGACGGTGAGCAGGGTATCGGTAAGTCCACCATTGTAAAAGACCTTGTGGGTTCGGAGTATTATTCCGAAACGCTGTCCCTTACGGATATGGATGATAAGTCCGGTGCAGAAAAACTGCAGGGATTTTGGGCGGTGGAAATCGGAGAACTTGCAGGTATGAAGAAAGCCGACATCGAGAAAGTGAAAGCGTTCCTGTCTACCTGTGATGACAAATACCGTCCTTCCTATGGTCGAGTGGTGGAATCCCATCCAAGACAGTGCATTATCATTGCCACGGTTAACGGTGAGCGTGGATATCTGCGTGATATTACGGGTAACCGCCGTTTTTGGATTATCAAGGTACATCAGAAGAAACAGAAAAAGACCTGGAACTTTACCGATGTTCTTACGGAGGAAATGGTGGAACTGCTCACCACTCCCGTGGATCTGGCGGCATATAAGACTGCTATCACCGAGGCTTTGTATAAGGGCACCAAGCGAAATGTGGTCAGTGAGGCTGACTCAAAAAACGCAGTGGTCGAGTAAGTGACGAAGAGTTATTTACTCGACTTTTATATTACGGCATCGCACATCTTCATCTGTCGCAGGATGAGGTGTGGCTGATGCCGTTTGGTATGCTCCTGGATTTATGGGAGTGCCACAAACAGTATAACGGGCTTTCCAAGCCTGCAAGGGAATATTTCATTGATGACATTATTCCTGCCGGAATCTGATGAAGGAGGTGGTTTGAGGTGGCAGATGATTTTGGCTTAAAAATCGGTCTTGAGGGCGAAAAAGAATTCAAGAAGGCGCTGTCCGAAATCAATCAGTCCTTCAAGGTTCTCGGCTCGGAAATGAAGGTCGTGCAGTCGCAGTTTGATAAAAACGACAATTCCGTAGAAGCACTCACGGCAAGAAACCAGGTGCTGAATAAGGAAATCGAGGCACAGAAACAGAAAATCGAAACGCTCCGTTCTGCCCTTGCCAATGCCTCCGAGTCCTTCGGAGAAAATGACCGCAGAACACAGCAGTGGCAGATTCAGCTTAATAATGCTACGGCGGCGCTTAACGATATGGAACGTGAACTCGACCGTAACAATTCAGCACTTGATGATGCCGAGCGTGAAATGGACGATGTCGCTGACAGTGCCGACGATATGAGCGAGGAACTGGATGATGCCGGAGATTCCGCTGAAAAGAATAAGGGCAAATTTGAAAGCCTCGGTTCTGTCTTAAAAGGCGTCGGTGTGGCAATGGGAGCGGTGGTCACGGCTGCCGCTGCCGCCGCAGTTTCCCTTGGAAAAGCAGTGGTAGAATCCTACGCAGAATATGAACAGTTGGTCGGTGGTGTCGATACGCTGTTTAAGGATTCCTCTGCTGCACTGCAGGAATATGCAAACAACGCCTATAAGACGGCGGGTATGTCGGCAAACGACTATATGTCAACGGTCACATCTTTTTCTGCCTCCCTTATTTCTTCCCTTGGAGGAGATACCGAGGCGGCAGTAAAGTATGCGGATATGGCCATTACAGACATGGCGGATAACGCCAATAAGATGGGTACGGACATCGGACTCATCCAGAACGCATACCAGGGATTTGCCAAGCAGAATTATACAATGCTGGACAACTTGAAACTCGGCTACGGCGGCACCAAGACCGAAATGGAACGTCTGCTTGCCGATGCACAGGCAATTTCCGGCATTGAGTATGATATCAGTTCTTATGCAGATGTGGTTTCCGCTATCCATGTAATTCAAGAGAGCATGGGTGTGGCGGGTGCAACGGCAGCCGAGGCGGAACACACCATTGAGGGTTCTTTGAACTCCATGAAGGCTGCCATCGATAACCTTATCGTCGGTTTCGGTAATGCAGATGCAGACATTGAAATGCTCTGTAACAATGTGGTGGATGCGTTCCAGGATGTACTGACAAATATCACTCCTGTAATCGAAAACATCATAGCAGCACTGCCAACGGCTCTGAACGCCTTGCTTGCAACGGTGGGAGAACTTCTTCCGACCCTTTTGGATACCGTGGTTGACCTGTTTTCACAGGTGCTGAATACCATACTTACCATGCTGCCGGAACTTATCCCTGTGGTAATCGATGCAGTGATGACCATCGTAAATACTCTGATTGAAAATCTGCCGTTGCTGATTGATGCGGCCATTCAGATAGTGATGTCCCTGGTACAGGGTATTGGTGAGGCTCTCCCCACACTGATTCCAACAGCAGTACAGGCGATTATTACCATTGTGCAGAGTCTGATTGACAATTTACCGATGATATTGGATGCGGCCTTGCAGCTTATACAGGGTCTTGCAGATGGTTTGCTTACGGCGATTCCTGTTTTGATAGAGGCTCTGCCTTCCATTATTCTCGCCATTGTGGAATTTGTCATTGGTGCGATTCCGCAGATTATAGACGCAGGCATTCAGCTTCTGACTTCGCTTGTTTCCGCATTGCCGGAAATCATTGTGGCAATCGTGGAGGCAATCCCACAGATTATTGAGGGTATTATCACAGCGGTGCTTGGGGCAATCCCTCAAATCATCCAGGCGGGCATTGATTTGCTCGTAGCACTTATTCAGGCACTGCCGGAAATCATTACAACCATTGTGAGTGCAATCCCGGAAATCATCGGTTCTGTGGTAAATGCCTTAATTGGCAGTATTCCGCAAATCGTACAGGCAGGCGTGACGCTCTTTATTTCCTTAATAAAGAACCTGCCGACCATCATCGTGGAAATCGTAAAAGCCGTGCCGCAGATTCTGTCCGGCTTAGTGAATGCTTTCGGTAAGGGTGTATCGCAGCTTGCAAGCGTGGGCGCAAACCTTGTCCGTGGCTTGTGGCAAGGTATCCAGTCCCTGGCATCCTGGCTTTGGAATAAGGTGTCCTCCTGGATTTCTTCCATTTGGGACGGTATCTGCGACTTCTTCGGTATCCATTCGCCTTCGGATGAAATGGCGTGGATTGGTGAAATGCTTGTGGAAGGTCTGGCAGGCTCCATCAATACCAATGGTAAGGATGCGGTTGCTGCCGCTGAAGGTATGAGCAAGGACATCAACGATGTGATGCACAGCCTTGCAGATGATATGACCACGGCACTTCCTACGGACTTTAGTGTAAATGGTACGGTCAACCGCAATGACACGGTATCCGGTGCAGGATTCGGTGGAGGTGCATTGATTACCATTCAGCAGATGATTGTCCGCAGTGAAGAGGATATCCGTAAGATTTCCCAGGAACTTTACAACTTGATTCAGAGTGGCTCCCGTGCACAGGGACACTTCACTACGGCATAAAGGAGGGTTTTGACCTATGGGTTTTATTTTTAATGACATTACGTCGGGCAGCATGGGCATCAAAGCCCGCCTGACTTCCTGGCAGGTGTGTGGTAAGATGCGTAATTTTACCACCACCGTGCCAGGCAAATACGGTGTGGCAGATTTCGGTGCTGATTTCGACTACCGTGAAATTAATGTCCACTGCAACATTTACCCCAAGGCGAATTTTACGGCTTTGGTATCCGCCTTGGATGATATCGCAGCTTGGCTTGACCCTGTGCAGGGGTTGCGTCAGCTTATTTTTGATGATGTGCCGGACAGATACTTCATGGCAAGGCTTAACGATGCGGTGGACTGTGAAAGGCTCATCCGCTCGGCAGGCTCTTTTGATTTGAAGTTTTTCTGTCCTGACCCTTTTGCCTATGCCATTACGGATGAAACTTTCTCCATCAAAGAGGAAGGTATCCATACCGTAAGCCGTGCTATCGGCAACATAGAGTCCCTGCCTGTGTATTGCATCAGCGGTGTGATAACGGCAGGAGCAAGCAACTATATCAGCATTACCACAAACGGCTCGGAACTGAAAATCGTAAACGCAACGCTCTCTGAAGGAGAAACCCTTGTTGTGGATACCGATAAAATGACAGCCTATGTGGTAGATGAAAACGGCGAGACTTTACGAAACGGTTTGCCGTATTTACAGGAACTGAACTTTCCGACCCTTGCTGTCGGAGAAAATATCGTCACAGTGGAAGTAAATAATGCCACGCTGACGGAATTACAAATTCAAGCGAAAAGCAGATGGAGGTGACGGCATGGCTCTGAAAATGATACTGAACAAGCAGACAGATTTCACAGGAGAATTTCCTGCGGAGTATGCCACCTCCGGTCTGTGGCGATTTAACGAGTCTGCACCGGATGAAGATACGGCTCTTGCCGATTCCTCCGGCTATGGCAGAAACTTTACTGTTGTGAACTGGAGTGGAACAACCGCCAACCTTTCCAACAGTCCCAAGGGCAGACAGATTCGTTTTAATATCAACAATCCGACCACGGAGAAAACCCACCTGCAGGTGACCAATGACGGCACTATCTTTGCCAACCTCGGTGAGCGTATCATCGTGGGTGGGTGGATGTGTCCTACCACTTATTCCGTGGGTAACACTTTCTGTCCGATATTTAATACCCGTTACGGTCCGGGACAGCCGATTTTCTACCTGTCCCTGTATTCCGGTAAGCCGAGAATTATGCTTTATAACTCTTCGGGCAGCCTTATCCTTGATAAGACCGTGACGCCGACATTTTCACTGCAAAATGGCAAATGGTATTTTATCGCAGGTGTGATTGAGCCGAATGAAAAGAAGTTCACTTATGTTGTGGGCGACCGTTCTGCAGGAGTGGTTTGGAAGTCCGATATGCTGACCTTCACGGGAACGTTGAATACAGAGTGTACGGCTGACCTTGTTATCGGTATGCACGCCGACACCTATTATTACGCAGGTGGTTTTGACGAGTGGTTTTTGGACTGCGATTCGCAACTTACGGCATATGATTTGGTGGATTATTTCAATGCCACCATCCTTTGTAACGGTGCAGACAGTTCTTCCGATGTAGATGCCCTGTCCGATGCAAGCGGTGTAACCTTAAAAGCAACGGACGGTGTTTACCCTGAAAGCGGTGTGCTTTATACCAAGGCGGCGGAGTGCAGTCTGTCCGGCACGGGCAAAGTGTCCTATACAAGCGAATATATCGCAGGCACTACGGCAATCGCCTCGGTGGAAACCTCCACCAGTGATGACCTCTCCGATTGGAGTGATTGGGTTGCTGTGGGAACGGACGGCAAGCTGCAATCTCCGAACCGAAACTATATCTGTTTCAAGGTTACACTGACTACCTCGGATACTTCCAAAACACCGAAACTCATTGATATCCGTTTGTATGACATTCCCAAAGCACCCTATGAGAAAATCGGCTATGCCCGTCCTGTGGTGCTTGATGATAACGGAGCGTGGGAGGCCATTTTGGAGAATGCCTACGATATCATCGTAACGGGCGAAATCAACGGCGAGGACACGCTGACTTTTTCCATTCCGTTCCGTGACAGCAAACGAAAGTATCTGGAAAACGAAAAGAAAATCCAAATCGTAGATGATGTGTATAAGGTGCGTACCATTACGGATGTGAAGGACAGCACCGGAAACACGGTAACGCAGGTGTATGCCGAGGCGGAGTTTTATGACCTTACTTTTTCTGTCCGAAAGGAAGAAAAGAAGTTTGATGCGGAAATGGCGGATGTGGCTATGGCGTATGCCCTTGCTGATACGGAGTGGAGTGTGGGAACGGTCAATGTGACTTCCAAACGTACCTGGACGAGTTCGGAGAAAAACGCACTTTCCATCTTACGCAGCGTTGCCAATCTTCACGGTGGTGACCTTGTATTTGATTGTCCGAACCGACTGGTGCATTTGCTGACGGTCAACGGCAAGGACAGCGGTGCCTTGTTTGCCTATAAGAAGAATATGAAAAGCATCGAGCGTGTTGTGGATACCCGCTCCCTTGTAACAAGGCTTTATGCCACGGGTGCCAACGGCATGACCTTTGCCGACATCAACGGCGGCAAGCCTTACCTTGAGGATTTCACTTATTCCAAGGAAGTGCGTATTACCACTTTGGATTGTTCTTCCTTTACCAATCCATATCAGATGAAGGAATACACGGCTATGCGCCTTGCGGAATACTGTAAGCCTTCCGTTTCCTATGTGCTAAATGCGATGGACTTGTCGGTACTGACGGGCTATGAACATGAGGCTTGGAACTTGGGCGATTATGTCCGAGTGGAGGATAAGGATTTGGGGTTATCGGTTACCACCCGTATCGTGCGCCGTGAATACAACCTGCAGGAGCCTTGGAACACGGTACTTGAACTTTCCACCACACTGAAAAACCTCGGCAGTTCGGTCAGTTCCATCGATACCATTGCCGATGCTCTGGAAGGTACAGGCATGGTATCCAACAACGATATCCGTGAACTTGTGCCGTTCAATCATCTGCGAAACTCCCGTGCCGATGACGGTCTTGCCTATTGGGTCAGTTCCGGTTTCGAGGCTGACGGAGAAAACGGTGCGTCCGGCACGGCATCCTTTAAGGCTGTGGGCGTTGAGGGCATGACCTTAAGCCTTGCCCAGACCGTGTACCCATCCAACCGCAGCAGTTATACACTGTCGGCGCAGATTGCATCGGAGGATTTGAAAAAACTGTCTGATGATGCACAGGTCGGAATTGAAGTGGTTATTGAATATGAGGACGGCAGCACCGAAACCCGATTCATTGACCTTTACTGATGGAGGTGCTTATGGCTTATTTTTATAAAACATCGGAGAAGATAACACCTGAAAATTACTTCTCCAAAGTGAAATCAATTACCGTGCGTGTGTGCATTACCAACTGCACAGGCACTTTATATATTACAGACCTTTTGCTGCAGCCAGGTTCGGTTGCCACGGGATGGGTAGGTCATCCCTGCGAAATCAAGTGGGTGCTTGATGGCTAATCCGGTATTTATCCGTTTGGCAGAGGTCATCAACAAAAAGCAGGATATGATGAGCAGTTGGTTC